ATGATTGTGTATTTCCTCTGAAAGATTTTAGTATCTGGGAGAAAATAGCCTCAGTTGTCGGATGGAGTAATAGTCTCGGTAAAACTTTCTTTAGTAGAAAATTTGCTGAGATGAATTCACGTACATTTATACGTTCAAAGTATACCACGGGATATTGTAATTTTCGTGAAGTACCTTTCATAAATTTCGGCCTCCTCAAAGGTTTACAGAGATCCACTGGAAGTGACTGTCATGCTTACCAAGAGCTTGCTTGTTTAGGAGAAAGACACACCGAGTTGGTGGCTGGTTTAGATCCCATCTATAACCAGTTAGACTTTCTATTTAAAAGATTCAATCATAGAAACCTGACATCTAAAAGTTTGACAGGTATTCCTTACTATATACCTAAATGGTTAGGAGGTTTAGGAATGGACCCTGGTCCAGACTTTGTAAAAATGATTGATAAAAGACAAAGGCAACAGGCTTATTATATCTATTCAAAGTTGAAAGATGTGAAACCTACTAGTGTTGCAGGTCTGAAGGAAAGTCTTCTTGATGAACTAATTACTAAATATTATAAGTTTAGTTTCAAGAAACACCAGATTGAAGCTGATTTTGAATACCCTTTCCATACCCTCGAAACTGAAGAGCAAGAGGATGTTGAGTTGATCACTGAAAATCTACGAGTCTATATAGACTTATTAGAACACTTTTGGAGAACTAAGTCTTTGAGAGACTTACTCCAAGGAAAAGAGTTTAATATGGATGATCAGTTTGATCCTGAAAAGGTTGAACTTTATAAAAAGCGTTTTCACATAAAAGAGATCACTGAAGCAGAAATACTTCAAGATGAAAATGTACTCCTTGATTCTACCCGAGCTTGTTTAGCTGTAGATGATATGAACATAGGAGCTTTAAGTGAAAAACGAGTTCGAGAAGCTTATCGACATAATTCTAGGATTTGGTTAGCTGCATTTAGGAATGCAAACTACTCTGAGAATATGTACTGGCATAAGCTTTGGCATCAGCCTCAACCGTCTAATCTAGCGGTAATACAAAAGTCTAAGGATAGGGACTTCCAACCTATTCTGGATGCTGCGTTCTAGCAATTTCGCAGACACCCTGATCGAAGTAACGACGTATGAAATCTTATGCTTAAAAACATGATTTAATTCAC